GCTGGCGGCCTGCTTCACGGCGTTTGTGGTGGATTCAGATCCGGAGGCAGTGGCGAGCGAGGATGCGGCGGGGCTGGTGGATTCGCTGGAGCCCGGGGCGGTGGAGATCCTGCCGCCTGGGAAGGACATCAGGTTCGCACAGCCGCCGGTGAGTGGGGACTATGTGAGCGTGGACAAGCACCACCTGCGGGCGGTGGCGGCGGCGTATGAGGTGCCCTATGAGCAGCTGAGCGGGGACCTTAGTGAGGTGAATTACTCGAGCATCCGGATGGGCCGGCTCGGGTTCCATGCGGCGGTGCAGGAGTGGCGCACGACGATCCTCGAGCCGCAGCTGCTGAACCGGGTGAGTGCATGGTTTGGGCAGAGCTTGCGGGAGACCACGGGCATGCGGGTGCCGACCCGCTGGACCTGGACCCCTCCGCGGCTGGCAATGGTGGACCCATCCAAGGAGGTGCCGACGCTGGTGGCGGAGGTGCTGGCTGGGTTCCGCTCGCTGGAGGATGTGCATCGGAGCGTGTACGGCAGCTATACGGATGAGGTGCTGGCGCAGCTGAAGGCCAATCTGGAGGCGGCGCGGAGCCAGGGACTGGCGTTGAGCACGGATGGCAGCCTGGCGATCCTGACGAAGGGTTCGGGCTATCAGGACACGACGCCGGGTGTGGCGGACACGCCGGTGGAGAAGTTCTTCGCGGAAGGGGAGCCGTAGGGGCTCACTATGTTGCCGGGCATGGAGACGACTTCCATGCCATTGAGCGACCATTCGACCATTGATCGCGCGGCATTCGTCCGGCCCGCCTCGGCCAACGAGGAGGATCGGACGATTGATCTGGTGATTGCCTCTGAGAATCCCGTGGGTGGGTATGTGCTCAGATGCGCTCCGGATGCGGTGCAGCTTGGCGAGGCTCCCGTGCCAGTGATGCTGGATCACACCAGCACCGTGGACCGGATGGCCGGCAGGCTGACCGGTTTGCGGTTCGATGGTGGGCAGCTCATTGGCAGGGCCCAGTTCAAGGATGCGCCTGGCGCGGAGATGGGCTGGCAGCTGGCACGCAGCGGCTGCGCCGTGAGCGTGCGGGCGCTGTTCAGCGCTCAGGATGTTGTCTCGCTGAATGCCGATGCGGACCTTGTTCGCAGTTGGCGCCTTGGCCATGCCGCATTGGTGCCGGAAGGTGCCGACTCGGTATGCCTGACCCGATCCTCTGATTCAACCCCGATGACACTCGACAATGCCGGGGTTGACCCGGTGCAGGCCGCTGCGCCTGAAGCGGTTGAGGCCGCTGCTCCTGCTCCTGCCGCTGAGGCGGTGGAGCGTGCTGCTGTTGCTGCTCCTGCCACGGATGTGCTGGAGCTGAAGCGCGAGCTGGAAATTCGCCGCGCCTGCGGTGAGGCCCGGCTGCCTGTGGAGACGGTGGATCGTCTGCTCAGCGAGACCAAAGGCGAGCGGGATTCCGTGCGATGGGTCATGGCCGTGGTGCGTGAGCAGCGCCTGGCCCAGGAGAAGACCAGCGTGGCCGGTCACCCCGCACAGATCCCTGTGCTTTCGGTGCAGCGTGATGCCGGTGACAAGACCCTGGTGGGCATCGAGCGGGCGGTTTCGTACCTGGCCAGCCGGACCAACCCTTCAAAGGCTGATGAGGCCCCTGCCGATGAAGCCCGAGAGTGGATCAACTGCTCCATGCAGGAGATTGCTCGGGAGATGCTTCAGCTTCGCGGTGTGAACACCCGGGGCATGACGATCAACCAGCTTGTGGACCGCAGTTTCCACAGCACCTCGGATTTCAGCAATCTGATGCTGAACGTGGCGCAGAAGACCCTGATCGACGGCTACGCCGAAGAGCCCAGGACCTGGCTGCCACTTGCTCAGCGCGAAGATCGCCCGGACTTCAAAGAAGCCACTGAAGTGGACTTCACCGGGCGGATGATCCCTGAGGAGCTGAAGGAAGGCGGCGAATACAAGGCCCGCACCCTCGTGGATGGGAAGCGTACCTGGAGTATTTCCAGCTACGGACAGAAGGTAACTGTGTCCAGAAAACTCATCATCAACGATGACCTGGGCGCACTGACGCGCGTTCCGCTGATTCTCGGCGCAGGCTTTAACCTGCTGGAATCCAACATGGTGTGGGGGCTGCTGACTACCGGCAGCGTGACCAGCAACCAGACCTACGGCGGCGGCGGAACTGTTGGGATTGATGGGCTGGCACTCTTTGCTCAGACCCACAAGAACACCGGCAGCGGCGCCATTGGTATTACAGGATTCGACGCTGCACGGCAGGCCATCCGCGACCAGAAGGATGCCGCAGGCAACCGACTGAGCCTGCAGCCTGCCTTCCTGATCGTTCCCCACCAGCTGGAAACCACCGGCATTCAGTTCCTGTTCCCGCAGGGCCCCGGCGGCAACTACGCACCCACCAACCTCACCGGCGCCAATGCCACCAACCCCTTTGCGGGATCGGTGCAGCTGATTGTGGAGCCTCGCCTGGGCGATAACTCTGCAGCGCTCTGGTACATGGCCAGCCGTCCAACTCCTCTGGTTGGCCTTGTGAAGTACGGCTATCTCAGGGGCGAATCCGGCCCAACGATCACCACGACCGAGAAGCGCGATCCCGACGGCCTTGAGCTGCTGGCCCGGTTCGACTTCGGCGTGACGCTGCCCCATTACGCGGGCTTCTACCGCTCCACTGGGGTCTGATCGGCCCCACCCCTTTTCCATCTCTGATCTGATCCAATGAAAAACTTCATTCAAAAGGGTGAACACATCACCATCACCGCCGGAGCGGACATCACCTCCGGTCAGCTGGTGCAATTCGGCAACCTGCATGGTGTTGCTGTTGCCGCCATCGCCAACGGTGCCACCGGCACCATCAGCCTGGAGGGCATCTACACCCTGCCCAAGCTCGTGGCTGCTGCAGGTGATGCCTGCACAGCTGGCGGGCCGGTGTACTTCAGCGCCGGCAGTGTGTCTGGCACGGACAGCTCCGGCACCCGCAAGCTCGTGGGCCACTCCATGGCTGCTGCCAACCAGGCGGCGACCACGGTGGATGTGAGGCTCTGCAACTGATGGGCTGGGCCACGCTTTCAGCTACAGCCAACCGGCTGGCCCTGGATCACCTGGGGAGCGTGCCCGTTACGGCGGGCGCCTCCTCGGGGCGTGGCTTCCTCCTACAGAACAGCGAGCTGGTGCTCGAGGGCCAGCTGGTGCTGGTGGATTATGTGCTGCAGGTGCCAGCGGCGAGCTTTGGCTGGCTGGGCTATGGCGATCTGGTGGTGGTTGGCGGGCGTGAGTTCCGCACGATCCACCGGGGCTTGAGAACGGGTGACGGGAGCTGGGTGCAAGTGCCGCTGCAGCCTGCGGAGAGGAGTGCGCTGCCGGTGCCGCCGATGGCCGGTGAGCTGATCCTGGACGGCAACGCAGACGGCGACTACGACATTTTGGACGGCAACACCGATGGCTGATGAGACTTTCCCGCTGAGGTACAAGCTAAAGCGGAAGACGACTGCGCAGTGGGCCAGCCAGAACCCGGTGCTGCTGGCCGGAGAGCCTGGGATCGAGGTGTTGAGCGATGGGTCGGAGAAGATCAAATATGGCGACGGGGTGAAGACCTGGAGCGCCCTGAGCTATGCGGCGGGGGGTGGTGGTGGCGGTACGGCCTGGCTGCAGGGTGCTGGAGTGCCAGCGAACAACCTGGGCAAGGCTGGGGACTTCTACCTGCGCACCAGCAATGGTGATGTCTATGGCCCCAAAACGGACGTGTGGGGGGCGGTGAGTGCCAACCTGGCCTCCACGGTGACCATCGGCACCGTAACGACCGTCGCTGCTGGCTCACCTGCGATGGTGAGCAACAGCGGCACGGCAATGGATCCGGTGCTGGATTTTGTGCTGCCTCAGGGTGCGGTTGGGGCGACTGGACCCACGGGGCCGGCAGGCGCGACCGGGGCGACCGGTGCAACGGGTAGCAGCGCCTATCAGGCCGCTGTGGCTGGTGGGTTCAGCGGCACTGAAGCTCAGTGGTTGGCGTCGCTGGTTGGGCCTCAGGGGCCGGCTGGCGCGGCAAGCACTGTTCCTGGCCCGCAGGGCCCGGCGGGGGCCACTGGCGCGGCAGGAGCTGCTGGAGCAGCGGCAACCATATCCGTTGGCACCGTCACCACTGGTGCGGCAGGAAGCAGCGCGACTGTCAGCAATGCAGGCACCAGCTCAGCGGCTGTCTTCGATTTCTCGATTCCAAGTGGAGCCACCGGCGCCACCGGCCCCCAAGGGCCTCAAGGCCCTGGCGCAACCCCCGGCGGCAACAGCGGCCAGGTTCAATTCAACAATGGCGGGGCCTTTGGCGGGCTAAGCACCCTCACCGCTGATGGCAGCGGCAATCTCACGCTTTCGGCACGGCTGATCAATGCTTTCAACAGCCTGGCCAGCGCACCGGCCAAGCTTTTCAGTGGCACCTGGTTCACGGGTGGCACGTCAACCACCACAAAGCCCCACCTGCTCATTGAGCCGGCGGGGACGACTTCGACGAGCTGGAGCACGGCGGGGACGGGGTTTGGGGTTAATGCTCCGAGTGGGTTTACGGGGAACCTGGCGGCATTCCTGATGAACAATGTCCCCATCTTCCGTATTTTTAATTTCGGGGTTATCGTTGATGGATTCTCCCAAGCAAGTAGATATATAGATGGTGGCGCTTTTTTTGAGTTAAGCACCTCAAGTGGATTGCGCATCCGAGGCGATAGATCCTTTGGTATTGGTACAGATGCTTATGGTGCAAATGCAGACGTTTTATGGAGGCGCGACGGTGCCGGGATCTGGGCAACCTACAACGGTGTCAATCCTCAGACAGTCAGGATCTACAACACCTTCACCAGCGACACTAATCACGAAAGAGCAAAGGTTTCTTGGGAGCGCGGCACTTCTGATGCCGTTGTTACTGGTTCGATTAGTAGCAGCACTCTTACGGTCACGGCTGTCACCAGTGGCGCATTAGCAGTTGGCCAAATTATCACAGGAACCAATGTTCTGGCAGGCACTCGTATCACGGCGCTTGGCACTGGCACCGGAGGAAACGGAACTTATACCGTCAGCCAGAATCAAACCGTAGCTTCCACCACGATCACAGGTGGTGCTCCTGCGTTCCGCATCGGCACCGAAAAAGGCTCCGGCGGCGGAACTGCCCGCGATATGGAGTTGCAGACCGATGGCACCACAAGGATCACGGTGAAAGCCGATGGCGCGATTTTGTTTTCCAACATACCAACGACGAATCCAAACGTCGCGGGCCAGTTGTGGAACGACGGCGGAACCCTGAAAATCTCTGCCGGTTGACCGCCATGAACTCCTTAACCATCACCATTTCTGACCTCCGCGCCATCGACGGCTGGGTCGAGGCCAGCAACAGGGCAGGCATGACGCCTGAGGCCATGGCCCTGGAGCTGCTGCAGCATCAAGGGTTGCGGTATGCGGATCTTTTCCGAATAGGAGTGCTCACCTCTGCTGCGTTCGTGCAGCGGTTCACAGCGGCAGAGAATGGGGCCATTCGAGCGGCGGCGGAGCAATCGCCCGAGGTAGCCAGCTTGCTGAAGGAGGTAGTGGATTCCCCCACGGTGGTGCTCACGGACCCGCGCATTCCTCCTGGGTTGGCAATGCTCACGGCTGCGGGGCTACTGGCCCAGGGCAGGGCGGCGGAGATCATGGCGTGGGAGCGGCCTGAGTGACCACCTCGCGCCGCGAGCACATCCTTCAGGCCCTGCTGACCAGCCTCAACGGCCTGGCCACGGTGACGCCACGGATCTACAGGAGCCGGCAGGAGGCGTTCTCGAGGGGATCAGCGCCGGCGGTGGTTTTGGAGCCGGTGGGGAATGAGCCGGAGCCGAAGAGGGCTGGGGTGACGACGTTGCCGCATGGGTTGGAGGTGCGGGTGATTCTGTTGGTGGATGCGGTGATCCCGGATCAGGCGGCGGATCCGATCCTGGTGGACATCCATAACCGCTTCATGCTGGATGTGAGCCTGGGGGGGCTGGCGCAGAACATTGAGCCGGGGCGGACGGTGTGGGGGATGGAGGCGGATGGGTTGGCGGTTGTGGAGAGTTACTACGTTGTCCGGTATCGCACCTTTATTAAGGACATCACCAGTGGCTGAGCTGCCGCCTTTCCCTTCCACGGGGGGCACCTACAGACTGAACAAGAAGGGCGATGGGTGGGACTGCATCCATCCGACCACTGGAGCCGGCTGCGAAGCAGACCTCAAGCAGGTTGAACCTGCTGCACCCATTCCAACCCCTGAGCCCCCACAAGACTGATGGCACTCACACGCAACAGGATGATTGCCTCGAAGATCGAGGCGACGGAGGGTGTGAACGTGACGCCCTCGACCACCACCGATGCGGCCACCGTGCTGGAGCTGGAGGTGGGCGTGGACACCGACGAGGTGGAGCGGGAGATCGCGGTGCCCTGGTTGGGTGCGCGGAAGGTGGTCTACAGCCGGCGGCAGGCCACCTTCAACTTCGATGTGGAGATCTCTGGCAGCGGCACGGCTGGCACCGCACCGGCCTGGGGGCGGTTCATTCAGGCTTGCGGGTTCTCTGAGACCATCGTCAACAGCACGGTGGTGTACTCGCCCATCAGCTCTGGCTTCCCCTCGCTGACGATGGTGGCCAACCAGGATGGGGTGCAGTATGTGGGCCTGGGCTGCCGGGGCAGCTTTGAGATCAACATGGAAGTGGGCGAGATCCCCACGTTCAGCTTCGAGTTCATGGGCGCCTACGTGAGCCCCACGGATGTGGTGCTGCCGACCCCCACCTATGCCAACCAGGCGGAGCCGTTGACCTTTGCCTCGGGCAACACCACCGACTTCCTGCTGGATGGTCACGCTTTCTGCATGAGCGAGTTCTCGCTGGACCTCTCCAACGAGATGAGCTACCGGGAGCTGGTGGGTTGCGCGAAGAGCAACAAGATCACCGAGCGGGCCATCGAGGGGGAGATCATGGTGGAGCGTCCTGACACGCTGGCCATCAAGAATCTCTATCCCAAGATCGAGGCGCACACGCTCGTGGCTGCTGGCTTCACCCATGGCACCGTGGGGGGCAACAAGGTGGAGTTTTCCTTGCCCACCCTCCAGCTCACGTTCCCTGAGTCTGACGACGACGACGGGATCCTCATGCACAACTACAACTACCGCGCGGTGCCCGTGAGCCCCGGCAATAACGAGCTCGTGATCACTGTGAAGTGACGAGAACCGGTTAGACTCTAGACCACAACCACCCCACCCCATTCACCCCAATGGCTTTCAACTTCGGCGTGTTGTCGCCCACCTACACCTGGCCGGTGGCGGTGTCGATCCCTGATGCTGGCAAGCGCCGCACCGAAACGTTCACCGCGACCTTCAACCGGCTGAGCAAGGACGAGAACAAGCAGCTGGCTGAGCTGATGATGGCCTATCAACGGGCCATGGAAGCCAACGAGAGCGTGAGCGACCTGCCTGATGATCGCGAGATTGCGGATCGCGTGCTGGCTGGTTGGAAGGGCATCCTTGACGGCGATGGGGAGGAGATGCCCTGCACCGAGGCCAACCGCGAGCAGCTGCTGAACGTGGCGGCCTTCGTGAGTGCGGTGGTGCGGGCCTATTTCGAGAGCATCGAGCCGGCGAAAGCAAAAAACTAACCGGCGCTGTTGATGCCATCTTCAAGCGCGGTGGTGGCAGCAGCAGCGACAGCCTGGCCAGTGACCTGGCAGCGTTCGGCATGGATCCCGATGCGCTGCCTTCGCACCTGCAGGAGCAGACCGCTGAGGAGTTCCAGGTGTGGCCCGAGCATGAGGATGTGGTGATGCTGTTTCTGCGGGCCAGTGGGCAATGGCGGGTGGCTGGCGAGAGCGTGCTGGGGCTGGATTACAACGTGCTCCCCTGGCTCACTACCTTGATGCGTATTGAGCCCACCCTGGAGCTCCTCGACGACTTACAGACGATGGAGAGCCGTGCAGTGGAGCTAATCAACAAGCCAACCAAGAAGGCGAAGAAAGGGAGGCGCGGCTGATGGCCATCGCGGCTGAGGCGCTGCTGAGGCTGAAGACGGTCTTTGATGGCGGGGGGCTGGATGCCGCACGGCGGGCCCTGGGCGGGTTGGAGCGGGAGGCCAAGGGGGTGAGGGGATCGTTGAAGGATGTGGTGAGCTCCGCCAGCTGGCAGGGAGCCGCGGCGGCAGCGACGGGCATCGGCGCAGGTCTGGTCTATTCGGCGAAGAAGGCCATCGAGCTCGAAACGCAGATGGTGCAGGTGCGGAAGGTGGTGGACTTCAGCGGGCCCAATGGGCTGAACAAGCTCACGCAGGATCTGGTGAAGCTATCCACGGAGATCCCTTACACCGCCAGGGAGCTGGGCGAGTTAGCGACAGCCGCAGGCCAGGCTGGCTACGCGGAGCAGGACATCCTGAAATTTGTAAAGGCCGCTGCGCAAATGGGCACGGCGTTCAACATGCCAGCCAAAGAGGCAGGCGAAGCCATGGTGGCGTTCCAGGCTGCCATGGGCCTGCCATTGGATGATGCGATCAAGCTGGGTGACGCCATCAACACCCTCAGCGACAACATGAAGGGCGTGGTGGAACCGCGTGCGCTGGTGGATGTGGTGAAGCGTGTGGGCGCCATCGGCGTTGCTTCTGGCCTTTCAGCAAAGGAAGTGGCAGCCCTTGGCGCTGCATTCCTGGCCCCTGGCACCAATGCGGAGGTGGCGGCCACGGGGATGAAAAACTTCCTCAAGGCGCTGACCATTGGTGATGCGGGTTCCAAGTCTTTCAAGGCTGCATTTGGGCAGATTGGACTCGATGCCAAGCAGGTGGCGAAAGACATGCAGACCAATGCGCTGCCCACCATCAAGAATGTGCTTACACGAATCGCTGCACTGCCCAAGGAACTGCAGGCAGGGGTGATCTCACAGATCTTCGGGGAAGAAAGCAAAGCGGCGATCATGCCCCTGCTGACCAACCTCAACCTGGTGGATGAAGCATTTGCTTTGGTGGCCAATGACGCCAAGTTTGCCGGCTCCATGCAGAAGGAATTCAACAACCAGCTCAACAGCACCGAAGCGCAGCTGAAGATCTTCAAGAACAACCTGGACGCTGTGGCCATCAGCCTCGGCAATGCGCTGCTGCCGGGGATCAATGCCATTCTCGGAGCGCTGCGGCCGGTGATCAGCGCGATTGGGTTCCTCTCGCAGAAGATCCCTGGATTCTCTGCCCTGATCGTGGGCCTTGGCGTTGCCTTCGCGGGCCTGGTGATCTCCGCGCCGTTCATCACTTCAGTGATCACGCTGGCGGGTGCGCTCTCACGGCTGGGCATCCTGGCCACGATCGCTGGCTGGCTGGGAGCCGTTGGCCCTTGGCTGTCGCGACTGGCGCCCTGGCTGCTTCAGATCGGCTCCGTGGTGACGCGGATCGGGCCGCTGCTTTCGAGCATCGTGCCGATCCTGCTGGGGGTGGGCCGGGTGTTGCTCGGCATCTTTACGGGCCCTGTGGGGTGGGCCACGTTGCTGATCTCTGCAGGGATTGCGCTCTATGCCTTCCGGGATCGAATCATGCAGTTCTTCGCATGGCTGGCCCCCAGCTGGAACACCTACGTGGTGGCGCCCCTCCGTGCGCTGTGGAGCATGTTCCTTACCTGGGTGGGCACCACCTTCGCAACTCTGGGCCCGCAGCTTGCGGCAGCGTTCACAGGGCTGGCCACAGCCTTTCAGAGCTATGTGGTGATCCCGATCCAAACGATCTGGGGGATTTTCCTCGCCTGGGTGCGGACCTCGCTGGTGACAGCTGCGGTGAGCTGGTGGATGGGAGTGACGAGCGGCTTCAATCTCTACGTGGTGCAGCCGATCCAGTTTGCGTTCAATACGCTGATCACCTGGATTGGCCAGGCGATCACGCAACTGCGCAGCTGGTTCGCGATGATCTGGACGGGCATCGCGCAGGCCTTCCAGGCTTATGTGATCATCCCGATCCAAACGGCCTGGGGCATCTTCTCCCAGTTTTTCTTGCAGACGGCGGCGAACCTCAGGAATGCCTTCACTCAGTTGTGGGCTGGAGTGTCTCAGGCATTCACCAGCTATGTGGTGCAGCCGGTGCAGCAGGGCTGGAGCGCACTGGCGCAGTTCGTGAGCCAGGGGGTGAACAACCTCCGGCAGGTGCTCGCTGGTGCGTGGAATGGCGTGGCTTCTGGGTTCAATGGCTACGTGGTGCAGCCCTTGCGGCAAGGCTGGGGATCGGTGCTGCAGTGGATGCAGGGAGCCGCCACGACTGCCGCACGTGGTGTGGCCACGGCGTTCTCGAGTGTGGCCAGGGCTGTTTCGTTCAACATGATCCAGCCGCTGCAGCAGGCGTTTCGGAACTTGGTGCAGTGGATTCAAAACATCATCAATGGGCTGCTGAACTATCTCAACGGAGTGATGGCACGTATTCGATCGGTGATGTCTGGAGGCGGTGGCGGAGGTGGTGGAACAACGAGCAGCGGCGGGCGGGTGATGCCGCGGATGTACGCCCGCGGCGGCCACGTCAGCGGCCCCACGCTGGCCTGGGTGGGGGAGGGTGGTGATCCGGGCGGGGAGTACATCATCCCAGCCAAGAAGATGGCGGCGGCATCGATGGCCTACCTTTCGGGGGCTCGGGGGGCCTCGGTGATACCGGGCTTTGCCAAGGGCGGGCATGTGGGGCGTAAAGGCAAAGGCGATAAGAACACAGGCACTTACGGCAAAGATTTGTTCAGCTTTGATAATATTGTTGCCAAGAGATACGACCCAAGTGCTTTACCTCGTGGCTATGGAGTCTGGCAATTCGATCCCGATGGAAATCCTATTCCGCAAATACTGGTTTACGACAAAGACGCAAAAGGTGGGGGAGTACACCAATACATACCCGAATCAAAATGGCCCTCTTTTAAAGCAGAGTTACAGGATAGCCTAGAGAGGCAAAAAAAAGAGAGAAAGATCGCAATCAAACGCTACAAAAATATGGGTTACTCGGAAAAGCTCGCCGAGCAATTTGCTCCAACACTTACGCCAACAATTCCAACAACAAGAGCATCCAACCAATCACCAAGCAGTGCAATTCCAACCCCACCAAGCAGGCCCTCGCAATCGCCCATGGGACGGGGCTCAAGTACCGCAAGCAAAACCTTGCAGACGCTCATGGATCGCGTCGGGCCGATCAATAGCCCAATCAAAAATCAGCCATCTTCTGTTGCCGATGACAGGCCAATCAATATCACCACCGGCCCGGTGCTTGAGTTTGATGGCAAGCGCTACGTGACCTGGACGGACTTCGAGAAGGGCCTCCGTGATGTGAAGCGCCAGACCCTGGGCGAGATCCGCACCGCAGCCGGCCGGCGGGCGACAGGACGATGAGCACCGACACCAAGCGCTGCCTGACGCTGGTGATCTTCGACGAGGCGGCACTGGTGAAGGCTGCCTATCAGAGCTACTGGTTTGATCGGGTGACGATCTTCGGGCAGCAGTGCGACTGGCTGCAGTTTGAGGCCTCTGGCATCTTCCGCGGGCACGTGGGCGGGCAGGGTGCCACCACGCTGGAGCTGCCGGCCACGCCAGCGATCTGGACGCTCTGCCTGCAGGCCCTGGCCTCCGCTGGGCGGTGGATGGCCAAGGTTCAGCTCTATGAATTCGAGGGGGGCGAATCCATCCCTCCCAACAACATGCGCCTGATCGGCACCACGCGGGGCCAGATCGTGAATGCCTCCAACGATCCGATCACGACCCTCAAGCTGGAGCTCGGCACCTCGCTATCCCCCACGGGCGCACAGGTGCCCTGGCGCACGGCCACCTCAAGGCTGATCGGGCCGGGGATGAAGGGATGACCAGCGATAGCCTGAACCTTCTCGCCTATCAGGCGGGCCTGGTGGCCACCCCGCTGGAGGAGCAGGCGGCCTCAGCTGCGCGGGACCTTTGCAGGGAGCAGGAGCTGATGCGGATCGGCGACCCGCTGCCGCTTGTGTTCTGCCGGAGGATCGGCGACGTGGGCGGTGTGCTGGTGTCGCCAGCGGCGACAGAGGCCCGCTTCGAGAACAACTCCACCAACGTGCTCACGGCCTCCTGGCACCTGGTGGTGAGCGAGGGGCCCATTGATCCCATCGAGGTGCGGGATGTGTTCCAGTGCGCATGCAGGGTGGGCACGGCAACCCAGGCCTATGGCACCAGGGCTGGCACCTGGAGCCCGGGCAATGTGACCGTGGACCGTGGCGGCACCTACACGCGGTGGGACGTGCCGCGGTTCTGCGGATCTCCTGGCGCCTACGACGAGCTGCACACGCTCAGCTTTGTGAACACCTATGCGGATGGGGAGGAGTGGAATCGGGCCATTCATGCCTTCATCCGTGGCGGCCGGCATGTGACGCGGCTGGTGGATGGGGTGACCGGGCCCAGCTGCAATGTGGTGGACCTCTACCTGCTGCTGCTGCGGAAGGTGGAGCGGATTCCAGAGAACCTGATCGACTTGGACAACCTGCGGCATGCGGCAAGGTTCACCGAAGCGCTCGGCATGCGGTTTGACGGCAACTTCTCCGGCGATGCCACCCAGAACCTCGATGATTGGCGTGAGAACGTGCTCAAGCCCTACTTCCTGCTCCAGGCCACGCGGATCAACGGCCGGGAGGGCCTGATGCCCCTGCTGCCCACCAACCT